TCCAAATAACCATTCTGGTATCTGAATCACGGTCACCCTCATAAGTTACATCATATCTGACATTGTTCAATATAATTGGTACTTCTTTGACGATACCCATTTCTGGAATCATGTTCACTTTGATTGTGTAATCTGGTGCAAAGAATGGTAGAATGTGTTCAATGATTTGATTACCATCTTCAATGTTTCTCACATACAAATAGAGTGAAAAATCAAAGTTGTATGGTACTGGCATGTATTGCGAAATGATATTTTGACCACTTGACGCAAAGTTTTTGATGTTTGTTATTTGTTTTCTAGATGCATCGTAATCAATACCATTCATTTCATATGACATGCGAGGCAAAGTCATTTGAATTTTTTTATCCAAGTTTGGATCAAAAGAAAGACGTTGAACATATAATTCTTTTGCCGCATAATCAAGAGGAACAATAAATCTTTCTTGTTCAGATTCATCCGGATTATAGCGAACCAATGTAATGTTACTGAACAGGTCACCAAATGCAACCGTCAGTTTACGAATCATTCTATTGTAGGTTGTATCTGCCATTATAGACCACCAATCGGATTATTTTCTGATGTATTGATATATGGTTGTGCAGTTGTAACCGTAACCTCATTATCATACGATTCTTTTCTTGCTGGCTCAAATAACGGATCAAATGTTTGTAACACAAATTGTGCATTACTTGACATACCAATCATAATTTCACCATCAGTAAATTCACCAAAGATGTTTGTTACTGTCAATGTGTTTGTGTGTGGTGTCCATGATTGAACTGTACCATATGAGGTTGCATTGTTTAATGTTGAATCTGGTGACTGGTAAACAATTTCTGTTGTTGTATATGAACCTGTACCAGCACCAGTGTTTAATGTCAAAGTATAAGCAGAATCTGTAACAACAGAATCAATATCAGGAATACCAGTAGTAATAGTTTCCTGTGAGTATTTGAATTTCTCAAGTTCCAATTCATAGTAGTAAGGAACTCTACGACCTAACATAAAGAAATCTTTGTTTTGATTTGTGAATTTTATTTCATATAGTTCACCAGTACCATTTAGAAATGGAACATATATCAAATCACCTTCACGGGGTCTTGTAAAAGTGTTTTGTGGTACTCTTTGTGAGAATGCTCTTTTAGAAACAATCACAGTGACTTGGTTACGAATTTCCAAACCAAATTTGGTGAACATTTCTTTTTCACCCATGTAATCATTTGCAGAAGAAAGATACATTTCTAATGGAAATGCTGTATTGAATTTTTTAACCGGATCTTCACCATAGATTAAATCTCTGGCTTGACTATTATTATTCGGTAGATAGTATGCCTGAAATCCCATAATCTGAATTGATTCAGTTATGAGGTCTTCTACTAAGCGTTGCTCATCATACTTAGCATTATAATTATTAAAATATTGAGAGGTAGCAATTTTAGGTTCCTACCTTTCTTATTCTGTTTTTTGCTGCAATTCTCATTTTTTCTATCGTTTCTGGTGAATTTTTTCTACCTGTTCGTAATTTTGCTTTTTCACTGAGTTTTCTTTTTGTTTCATCGGTGTGTTTGAAACCTTTTTTAGATTCGCTTACATTTTTTTTAGATTCTTCGGATAGTGTCCAAGTTTTACCTAATGCATGTTTGTTACCTATTTTTGTTGCATTAAATTTGTCTATTAATTCTTTTTTTCTATCTTCAGTAAATTCAGACCATTGTTTTTTACTCAATTCTGATAATAGTTTTTTTGTTTCTTCTGTATGTTTACAACCCAAACCACCGTCACCACCTAAAGTTTCATTATAACCATTATTTTTAGTATCTAATTTTTTAATCCACTCTTTTTCTTTTTCACACAATTCTTCATAAGTATTTGCTGAATCTATTTCATAACATATAAAATTGTTTATGCCATATAGTGACATTGCTTTATGTATATGGTGTTTTTTTGATTTTTCACTCCTTGCAATATCTTTATGTGATTTATATCTTCTTTCTATTGTTCCTTTAGTAAATCCAACATATTTTTTACCATCTAGTTTATTTTCTATACAGTATATTTTCATTCGTGTCTCCTTGTTATATCTCTATTTATAACTTAAAGACAATAGACCATTAGAATGTTGTATTAATTAAGGAACCATTCAAGGGGCCCCCCGTAGTTTTCAATCATTTCAGATTCTAACAATCTAATTTCTTCCACAGCGGCCTGTACTGTTTCTTTACCATTTAATACAACACCACCAGGCAATTGGATGCCTCCAAATTTGGACATATTTTCTCCCCAATTTTTCTTAATTAGGGCTGTTGCGTATTGCTTTAACCAACGGTCATTCCATACATTTGGATAAGTGTTTGGATCAATTGCACCATAACATTCTGATACGACAACTTGACCTACATTAACTTCATAACCTTGACCCCATGCCCAATCAATATACAATCTTTGCATATTACGCACCCAACGAATAGGAACTTCACCAGTAAACTGGAGTTCCAAAGAACGCAAGTGTTGTTGAGTTAGTGTGTAATTGATGTAGGACGCAGAGGTGAAGTCATATAATTCATTTAGACGCAATTGGTATCTCAAGTCAAACATGTTGATGGTTGCCTGAGAATCGGTCAATGGGAAAATACGAGTAATACCAAGAATATTTACTGTGTTACCATCTTGGTCTGTGGCTTGAGATGCATCCAAATATTGATTTGCAATATCATCCGATGTTACATAATGGATCCAATAGAACTTTTGTGCACCATCAAAGTGGTAATCTTGCCAGTATTGAATAGCATCATCAATACGGTCCGAAACTTGGTCTGGATCCACATTGATTTGAATCACGGGTGCACCAAGTCTTCTTAAACAGTAGTTTGTAAAGTCTTCTCTTGTTAAAATTGGTCCCGACATGAGTATATCTCCTTATGCTCTATTTATCCTAGAGCAATAGAATACGCTAATGCTGTAGATACCGCTATGTAAACCGCATTAGATGTTGCTAATGTTGTTGATGAATTTGATGAAACTGAACTACTTGTTCCTGTGATTGATGTTGAATCTGGGAAAATGTATTGTGAAGTTGCAATCTGTATTGATGAGTTCACATTACCTGTAGATGCAATATCACCCTTAACAACCATAGTTCCTGTGGAATTTGATATGGATTTTGTATTTGGTGAATTGAATACTACAGAAGTATTATTTGCTTGATAGCCACCGACAAACAACTTAACATTGGTATTAGGTGAGAAAGTACCGTATACTAAGTTTGCGGCATTGGTATAAACATAACCATCACCAGGATAAGCAACAGTGAAACCATTTGTAATTACATTGTATCCGATACTTGTGATACCCATGTCAATGTAATTGGTTGTATCTGTACCTATGTTATTATACAGTGCAAGGTCAGTAGAAGCATTTGATGTGTTTGCAAAGTTTTGTGCAGCAATTTGAACTGATTGGTCAGTATTTGACGAAAACAATCCTAGTGCATACAAGTGTGCTGATGTATTTGCAACGTCTTGTGTCAATGAACTTTGTGTAACGAATACATTTGAAGAACCAGTAAACTGGATACTTCCTGTCATCACACCACCAGTTCTTTGTAGTGATGTATTTGATAGTGAGTATGCTAAATTAGCTTGTAAGAATGCAGAGTTTGCATAATTACCAGTTGTACCAGAATTATTGTATGCAAGGTTGGCTTGAGCGTATGCTGAATTAGCATATGAGCCAGAAGCATTTTGAGATGCATAAGCCGAGTTCGCTTGTAAGAATGCCGCTAGTGCAGATATGTTTGCTGTATTGGCTTGTCCATAAGCAGCATTAGCCTGTACAAAAGCACCATTAGCATAAATTGATGCTGCCTGTATGTTTGTATTTTGGGTTAACTCAATGCCATACAAGAATGTAATTTGTGTATTAGCATAATTGTAAGCAGAATTGGCTTGTAAGAATGCTGAATTTGCGTAGTTACCTGCTGTAACTGCTTCATTGTTTGCCAAATTTGCTTGTGTAAATGCAGCATTAGCCTGTATAAAAGCACCGTTGGCATACAAAGCGGCAGAGTTAGCAACAAAACTTGGTGTATTTGCAACTATGAATGCCGCATTTGCTTGAACAAAAGCACCGTTTGCATATGTTGATGCGGCAGTAATATTACTGTTTTGTGTTGCATCTACACCAGCAATTAATCCAACCTGTGTATTGGCATAATTGAAAGCTGCGTTAGCTTCCACAAAAGCACCGTTAGCATACAACGAAGCAGAGTTTGCTTGTGCATAAGCTGCATTTGCTTCTAAGAATGCTGAGTTTGCATATGATGCCGCAGATGCTGTGTTTGCTGGTATATTATTTGCAAAATTATAGACTGCATTTGCTTGAACAAAAGCACCATTTGCATAGGTTGATGCCGCTAAAATATTTGAGTTTTGTGATGCATCAACACCAGCAATTAGACCAACTTGTGTGTTTGCATAGTTAAATGCACTATTGGCTTCAATGAAAGCACCGTTGGCATATAAACTTGCACTATTCGCTTGAGCATATGCTGAGTTTGCTTGCAAGAATGCTGCATTGGCTTCTACAAAAGCACCGTTAGCATAAGTCGCAGATGAGATAATATTAGCATTTTGAGATGCATCAACACCAGCAATCAATGTTACTTGTGTGTTGGCATAATTAAATGATGCATTTGCTTGAACGAAAGCACCATTAGCGTATAAAGATGCTGAGTTTGCTTGATTATAACTAGAATTTGCTTCTACAAAAGCACCATTAGCATATAAAGATGCTGAATTGGCTACTGCAAACGCTGAGTTAGCATATACACCAGTGGTGTTTTGTGACTGATAGGAAGCATTAGCCTCAGCAAAAGCACCATTAGCATACAGCGAAGCAGAGTTTGCAACACCAAATGCACTATTTGCATAAGTGCCGGTTACATTTTGAGATGCATATGCAGAATTTGCCTGCAAGAATGCTGAATTAGATTGAACAAACGCACCATTTGCTTGTAAAAATGCAGCATTAGCCTGTACAAAAGCACCGTTAGCATAAAGGCTTGCTGAGTTTGCTTGTGCGTAAGCGGCATTTGCATAAGTTCCTGTGGTGTTTTGAGATTGATATGCCGCATTTGCCTGTATGAACGCACCATTAGCATATAAAGATGCTGAGTTTGCTTGATTATAACTTGCGTTTGCTTCTGTAAAAGCACTATTAGCGTATAGTGATGCTGAGTTAGCAACTGCAAAAGCAGAGTTAGCATAAACACCAGTGGTATTCTGTGACTCGTATGCAGAATTTGCTTTTACAAATGCACCATTAGATTGTAGGAATGCTGCATTTGCCTGAACAAAAGCACCATTAGCATATAGTGAAGCACTATTGGCTTGAGCATATGCCGCATTTGCATAAGTTCCTGTGGTGTTTTGAGATTGATATGCCGCATTTGCCTCAATGAAAGCACCGTTTGCCTGTAAGAATGCAGCATTTGCTTCTACGAAAGCACCGTTTGCATATAGACTTGCACCATTAGCCTGTGCATATGAACTATTTGCTTGTAAGAAAGAAGCATTACTATATGCAAAGGAAGCTGCCGCAGTATTTTGTAGTGTACCATCAGCAAAAGTTACACCATTACTCTTTAATACAAAACCAACATTATATTGGAAACGAGCAACTTCATTTGATGTATCTCCACCATTTTGAGAGAAGATAATATCTTTTGGTGTATAGGTACTTAATACTAGGTTACCACCACCAGTATATGTGTTGCCGTAAACATACAAAAATCCATCATTTGGTCCAGTTAACCCATAACCTGGTTGGTTATATGTTGAACTGGTAATGCCCATATCAATATAGGTATCATTGGTAGTACCATTGTCCGGTGTTGCAACATAATCAGCAGAAGCATTATTTCCAGGATTAATATTTTGTATGTTTATTTGTGAATAATTGTTATCATTTCCGGTTGCTTGGAAGATAGTATTTTGTTCAAAGTTATAACCTGTTGCAACACCGGCATACAAAGCACCCGCACCATATGTGTTGCCAAAGAATTGACCAGAATTACCTGTGATGGTTTGGTTTATTACGTTACCAGTAATTGTAATGTTACCTGTAACAGACAAGTCACCGACAATAGAAACATTGCCTGAAACTGTACCACCAGAAGATGAGAATCTGGTATTTGCAAAAGCATAAGCGGCATTTGCTTCCACAAAAGCACCATTAGCATATAGTGAAGCACTATTGGCTGCCGCAAATGCACTATTTGCATAGATGCCAGTTGTATTTTGTGATTGATATGCTGAATTGGCTTTAGTGAATGCACCGTTAGCATATAGTGAAGCAGAATTAGCCGCAGCAAATGCTGAATTTGCGTATGAACCTGTTGTATTTTGTGACTGGTAAGATGCATTGGCTTGTACGAATGCACCGTTTGCTTGCAAGAATGCTGCGTTAGCGTCGGTAAAAGCACCGTTGGCATATAGTGAAGCACTATTAGCGGCCAAATATGAAGAATTGGCTTCTACGAAAGCACCGTTAGCATACAATGAAGCGGAGTTTGCTTGTGCATAAGAAGCATTTGCTTCCAAGAATGCACCGTTAGCATATAAACTTGCCGAATTTGCTGCCGCAAAAGCAGAGTTGGCATATATGCCGGTTGTATTTTGTGATTGATATGCTGAATTGGCTTCGGTAAAAGCACCGTTTGCATATAGAGATGCAGAATTTGCTTGGTTATATGCACTATTGGCTTCAACAAAAGCACCATTTGCATATAAACTTGCCGAATTTGCCTGAGCATATGCACTATTGGCTTCAGCAAATGCAGCATTAGCATATAAAGAAGCACTGTTTGCCTGTGCATAACTAGAATTTGCTTGCAAGAATGCAGCATTAGCCTCAATGAATGCGCCATTTGCATATGTTGCTGATGAGATTATGTTAGCATTTTGTGATGCATCAATACCAGCAATTAAAATAACTTGAGCATTAGCATATGAGAACGCTGAATTGGCTTCTGTGAATGCACCATTAGCATATAATGAAGCACTGTTTGCCTGTGCATATGCGGCATTTGCTTCCTGGAATGCACCGTTAGCATACAGACTGGCACCGTTTGCTTGTGCATACGCACTATTTGCCTCAACGAAAGCACCATTAGCGTATGTTGCTGAAGAAATAATATTAGCATTTTGACTTGCATCAACACCAGCAATCAGTATTACCTGAGCATTAGCGTAAGCATAGGCCGAGTTAGCTTCTACAAAAGCACCATTGGCTTGAACAAAAGCACCATTTGCTTGTAAGAATGCAGCATTGGATTGTACAAAAGCACCATTGGCGTATGTTGCTGATGAGATAATATTAGCATTCTGAGATGCATCTACGCCAGCAATTAGAATTACTTGAGCATTCGCATATGAATAAGCACTATTGGCTTGAACGAAAGCACCGTTTGCATATAGGGATGCTGAATTTGCCTGAGCATAAGAAGCATTAGCTTCAGCGAAAGCACCATTAGCATATAGACTTGCACTATTCGCTTGAGCATATGCTGAGTTTGCCTGCAAGAATGCTGCGTTAGCAAAAGCATATGAATTGTTAGAATAAATGTTTGTTAAGTTAGCATAATTAAATGCTGCATTAGCCTGAATAAATGCACCGTTAGCATATGTGGCAGAAGAAATAATATTTGCATTCTGTGATAATTCCACACCAGAAAGCAATATGACTTGGTTGTTTGCATACAAGAATGCCGCATTAGCCTGGACAAAAGCACCATTGGCGTATAGAGAAGCACTATTAGCCTGTGCATAAGCAGCATTAGCATAAGTTCCAGTCACATTCTGAGATTGGTATGCTGAGTTTGCCTCAACAAAAGCCGCATTTGCATATGCACCAGCACTTAATGCAAAAGTGTTAGCAGTATTGGCTTGACCATATGCAGCATTAGCCTGCACAAAAGCACCGTTAGCATATGTTGCTGCCGCTTGAATGTTGGTGTTCTGTGTTAAATCAATACCATAAATCAAAAATACTTGGTTATTGGCATAAGCATATGCAGCATTTGCCTGTTGGAATGCACCATTAGCATATAAAGATGCTGAGTTTGCCGCATAGAATGCATAGTTTGCATTTAGATATGAGGAATTGGCTTCTAAGAATGCACCATTTGCATATAAACTTGCCGAATTTGCCTGTGCATATGCCGAGTTTGCTTGTAGGTAACCAGAGTTTGCTTGTAGGAATGAAGCCGATATAAATGCATTCTGTGTTAGATTAACACCAGTAAGATATGCTACCTGTGTATTTGCATAAAAGAATGCAGCATTGGCCGCAGAGAATGCAGAATTTGCATAAGAACCAGTGGTATTCTGTGATTGATATGCTGAATTAGATTTTGTAAATGCACCATTAGCCTGTAAGAATGCAGCATTAGCCTGGTCAAAAGCACCATTAGCATATAAAGCGGCGGAGTTAGCTTCATAGATTGGTGTATTTGCTGCCAAGAATGCTGCATTGGCCTGTATGAACGCAGCATTTGCATACTGTGCCGCAGAATTTGCTTGGTTGTAACCAGAGTTTGCTTCAGCAAAAGCACCATTAGCATATAAAGAAGCAGAATTGGCCTGTGCGTATGCAGAATTGGCCTCAATAAAACCACTATTTGCGGTATTTGCAACAGACGATACAAGATTTGCCGTTGTATTTGCAATGTAAAGTGCAAGATTGGCTTCTGCCAAAGCTTGTTCAACCTGAGCGGTAACATTAGCTGCACCAACAAACTGTGAAGTTGATGGTACGGTTATCTGTGTTCCCTGATTTACACGAACACTAATCGTGTTGACTGGATTTACTTTTACTGCCATTATTCAAATCTTATGTTAGAGATGTTTGTTACACCAGGATTAACAAAGATTCTACCTTCTAATACTTTAGTCACCAGAGCAGTGTTTGCTTGTTGAATGAAAACGTCATAAACATAATTTCCTGGTGCAATATTAGATGTTGTATTTGCATCTAACTGAAGTTGTATGATACCATTGTTTGCATCATATACAGAAGAATTAAAAGTGATTGCAACGTTTGCAGTATAGTAACTGGTCTTTGCTTGGCTTGCAACACTGAAGTAATTTAGATTATAAGGATTGCCATAGTCGTCATCCAATGTGACGGTGGTCAGAAATGTTTCACCTTGATTTAGAAAAATGTCCTGATATCCAGCCATGGCTTATCCTCTTAACTATGTATTATCTATTTATCTATTAGGATTTCAGTGCCGCTAGTTCTGTTTTGACAATATCTAATTCTGCTTTGAGTTCTTGGATTGCTTTGACAAGCGTTGGAATCAATGTCTCATGATTGATGTTTTTGTATTCAATACCATCATCACCAGCTTTTGATGTGCTTACACACTCAGGGAAAACCGTTTCAAATTCTTGAGCAATAAAACCAGCGGCGTTTTTCTTGTCTTGGCCTTTGCCTTCTTTCCAATCAAAACGGCGAGGTTTGAGCGCCATGATTGCGTCAAGGCCTGTGTCAATGTCACGCACATTTTCTTTAAGACGCTGGTCAGAAATAGCGGTAATGACGCTGCTAGTGGCGTGAATTGTTCCGCCCATATCAACATAGAATCGGAAAGCACCAGCACCTGTTGAATATGTGTTCCAAGTGGTTGTCCCGCTTGTACTTGCAGACATACAAGATGAAGTTGACCCATCGCTTGCTAAATAAGCACCAACAGTAGTTTGACTTTTTGATGTCTGCCCCACCAACAAATTCCCGCTGGAGTCAAGAACTACTGCGTTAGCATTGGATGTAACACCTAAACTAACAATTCCACCGCCAGTTGTAAGTCCCATATACAAATTGCCGTTAGAAGCTGCTTCAAGTCTTCCTACGTTTGTACCGTTGTAATCTGTGTAAATTCCTGAATTGCCGGAAGTGCGTTTTACATACAGGGCAGAAGAAGGCGAACTTGTCCCAATACCCAGACCTGTGCCAGTCAGGCGTATTTGTTCTAATCCATTAATTTGCCAAGCAAAGTAATCATTAGAACCATTACTACCAGCATCATTGTTCCAGAAAAAACCCCCCGTACTTAATTGAGTTTGTGTGGTTCTTACGCTGGAAGGATTGTTTGTTTCGTAAGTGAGTACAAGACTGGTATTTGAAGTTGGCTGATAAAAATTACTATTCGCCCTAGCAATAAATGTTCCATTGACATCCAACGTATAAGAAGGACTACTTGTACCAATACCCAAATAACCTGCAAAATAATTTCTGGCTGAGCTATCTGCTTGGTAAATGCCATATCTGTTTGTAATTGCACCAGTGGCATTGACGGTTGGTGTGGACAAATACACACCATAATAGTTTGTTATGGTTGATGTGTTTCCTGATGAAGAACCAACAGTTTGACTTCCAACATAATTTCCATAATAATTTGTTACATTTGCTGAATATCCTGCTGACGCACCTATATTGAATGATGAATACGTAGAATATGTGTTAATAGCTGCACCTGTTACAATATTAAAATTATTGTAAGTTGCATACATCGTTGCTGTTACTGCTGTGTTTGCTAGTGATGTTTGATGCACGACGTTATTATATGTTCCAGCCATAACTGAAGACGAATTTGCATAATCGTTTGGGTTATTTCGTCTTACTTGATTAATTGTTCCATATAAATTTGGGTACGCACCAGTGTTTGATGATGCATTAACAAAAGGAATATTGTATGTTCCGTAAATGCTTTGAAAACCTGTGGACTGATTTATTAGGTTTGCGCTTGGTGATGAAACTACACCATAACTTGTGCCTTGAGTTGTTGGTAAATTTGAATTTGATGGTGTGTAAACTATTAATCCAGAATTATATGTGGCTGTTGAGTCGTTGTCGGTGGGTGTAGTTGTTTGTTGTAGACTATTAATGGCCACAAAACTAAGTGTATTAGCTAAACCTGCTGATGGTATTACTGATATTGCCATGATTTATTCTTATTGTTATGTTCGGATATTTATGAGTAATTATGCCAGTTTAGCTTGAAGTTCAGCAATCATCTCTGCCTGTTCTGATACTTTCTTAGACAATTCTTGGCAATAAACAATTAGGTCTGGAACATACTTGGAGTAGTCTACAGCCCAAGTATCAGTAACTTCTTCACCATCATCACCAACTTTAACAGCATTGGGTAAAACCTTGGCGGCTTCTTGAGCAAATACACCTCTTGATTGTGAACCATCAGATTTCCAGGTGAAATCATGTATAACAGTATCTGCAATTACATTGGTTGATTTAACTACACCAAGGTCATTTTTAAGACGTTGGTCGGATGATGTGTTGTACAAAACAGCACTAATGCCGTTTTGAGTGATGGAGCCAATTATTCCTGAGTTATATGAAAAGGTCGCAAAGTAATTACCAGTAGCCGTTCCGCTTGCATGACCAACAGCAACAGTACCAATAGAAGAACCGTTGTTCAATTGAACACCACTAGCTGGCGTGGTTGTTGAACTCGTAGTCCCCAACAAGAAATTCCCGCTGGTGTCTATACGGGCACGTTCAGTGCCACCTGTTGACAGCGCCATTGTGTAGTTGGCGTTGATTGTAGAAACACCTGCACCATCACCGCCATTGATTTCAATGTACTGGTCAGTGTTGTTTGTTCGTGTGAATCGAGCCGCAACACCGTTTTGCGAAACATGGAGTCGTCCTTGTTGAGTGGTTGTTCCCAACATCAAATTCCCGCTGTTATCCAGCGTCATTGCTTGGGTAAAGGAGATGGCGTTACCTGCTGTGCCGGAGGCTGCAATAGCCCATTGGTGCTGCCCAGAATACTGCTGGTAGTAAGTAGCTGTGCCTGTTGCAGCATATTTATAACCGCTGTTGTAGTAAGCATTGCTAAGGAAAATAAAGTTTCCGGCAGCAGCACCCCAAATAGAATTACCTGTGTTGCCAACTTCAACAGCTTTTCCAAGACTCCAAGCACTAGGCGTAACCCCTAGTCCTAGGTTGCCGGAGGTGTCGAGGCGCATCTTTTCTGTGCCATTTGTACCAAACGCCAAAGGAGAAGAAAATAGCGTTGTCAAACAGGTTGCGTATGCAGCACCAGTTCCCAAAATGCCAGCGCCAGATGAGTTCTCAACACCAAGATACGCAGCCAAACCACCAGCTTGATAAAACGCTTGGTAAATAGCCGTTCCAGAACCAACAGAACGTAAATTAAAACCAAGTGCAGCACTTGATTGAACATCCAACGTATAAGAAGGACTGCTTGTACCAATACCAACAGTACCTTGAATTACATTGGTTGCCGCTGTGTCTGCTTGGTAGATACCATAGCGGGTTGTCAGAGTACCTGTGACAGTCGCTGCACCAAGATACAAGCCGTAGTATGTACCCATTGTCCCTGTAGCGGCTACCGTTGGGCCGGGGATATTGATGCCATAACCTGTTGTAACAGTAGATGTTGCGCCTGTTGCGGCGCCTACAGTAAAACCAATACTTGCAAATAAACTTGCTGATGTAGTGGTGTTGGTTTGTGAAGATGAAGAATTGCCAAACTGAAAAGAGGATCTAATGCCAATCGCTGTACCAATAGTTCCGGAATAATTAATAATTTGTCCCGTTATGCCTGTTGCTATATTACTAGATGATGTACTAGGTAAATAAGCCCCATGCCCCGCACTGCCAGTAATTGCATTAGCGTATGAGCTAGAATTTGTAGAATTATCATTTGGAGTTGTTCTGAGTGCTTGTACTGTTATACCATTCAAACTCACATATGCCGTTGATGTGCTAGATGTAATAGACGGAGCAAAAAAACCACCATAAGCTGATGATTGAGTGGATCCGACTGTTGCTGTTGCAATGATTGTTGGAACAGAAACAAAACCAACATTAGCTAATGAACTGGCGCCGGTAAAAGTTTGAGTTGGGTTAACAACAACAGAAGAATAATATGTGGAATTATTTACAACAAAACCAGTGCTTTGGTTTACGTTGGTGTAATTAAACCCATACAAACCAGTGCCGTTAATGCTTGCAGAGCCGTTGGCTGAGTTTATTGTTGGTGATGTCGTTGTGCCAAGCAAAAGGTTGTTATTACTATCAACCAACAAGGGTGAAGTGTTACCAATTTGGAATTGACCGGAAGTACTACTGACACCAATACTTATGGATCCGGTCGTATAAAGACCAGCAAATGTTGGTTTACTTGTAGAATTTAATTCATTTGCCGATATTAATTGTTGTGACATTTATTAATTTCCTACAATATTATTAGAAACCTGCTACACCAGCAGCTTTGAGTTTTGCTTGAAGTTCTGTTACTTGTGCTGATAGTTGTTGACAATAAACAATCAAATCTGGTACGTATTTGGAGTAGTCTACAGCCCAAGTATCAGTAACTTCTTCACCATCATCACCAACTTTAACAGCATCAGGTATAACTTTTGCAGCTTCTTGTGCAAATACACCTCTTGATTGTGAACCATCCGACTTCCATGTAAAATCGTGGACAATTGTATCAGCAATTACATTGGTTGATTTAACTACACCAAGGTCGTTTTTAAGACGTTGGTCAGAAGAAATGTTGTATAAAACTTGGCTATTACCGTTTTGCGTAATAGAGCCAATTATTCCTGAGTTATATGAAAAGGTCGCAAAGTAATTACCAGTAGCCGTTCCGCTTGCATGCCCAACAAAAACACCGCCAATGCTAGAGCCATTTGCAAGTTGTACACCTTGAGAGGGCGAATTTGTAACGCTCGTAGTCCCGATTAGCAAATTCCCGCTGGTGTCTATACGGGCACGTTCTGTATCGTTTGTTGCAAAAACAAGCGGGTGATTTGTTAATGAACCCATTTTTACAATAGAGCCACCACCAGGGTCAGCTTGCACATAAGCTGTTATTGCTGTGCCAGATGTATTGCTAACCGTAATTCTGTTGTAGTTTGTGCCATTACCCGTAAACTGAGAAATAGCACCGTCTGATGCGCCTCTTGTAACATCCAGCTTGCTAGAAGGCGAAGTTGTCCCAATACCAAGGTTGCCGCTGGAGTCTATACGGGCGGCTTCACCGTAGCTTGAACCACTTTGAAACTTTATATAAGTGTTAGACGCAATTTGTAAGCCATCGTTTGCCCCGTCATACCCTAAATAGAAAGTTCCAGTTGATCCGGTCGCTGAAAGCCTATTTGCACCAGAGCCGCCAATGCTGATTTTCCCTGCTGCTGTTGTAGTCCCCACCAACAAATTCCCGCTGTTATCCAGCGTCATTGCTTGGGTGAATGAGATGGCGTTACCTGCTGTGCCGGAGGGGGCGGTATTAAAAAGATAACCCGTTCCCGGGATTAACTGTAATTGCAAAACCGATTGCGAACTTGCTATATATTTCCAACCACTATTGTAGTAAGCGTTATGTTGGATACCAATACTTCCAGTATCCGCATATTCAGAACCCCTTGATATTTGAAACGCATTTACGCCACCCCAAGCACTAGGCGTAACCCCTAGTCCTAGGTTGCCGGAAGTGTCGAGGCGCATACGTTCATTACCAGAAGTAAGAAACCCAATGCTTGTCGAAGTGGTTGTACCTGCGTAGACTAAACCAGCGCCGCCTGTGTAGTATTTAAATACGTCAGTTGTAGAATTTAAATTAAAAGCAACAGAACCTTGAACTGTTAAATTATCACTAGGACTCGTTGTACCAATACCCAGATAGCCGCTGTTATTCAGCGTCATTGCTTGGGTTCCGGTAAAAGTTGTTCCAGCGCCAGAAGCATTGTTTGTGCTACTTGTAAACCATTGGTGTCCACCAGACCCTAACGTAAAATAACTGGCGTATCCATTACCAAAGTATTTGTGACCGCTGTTGTAATACCAGTTTGTACCAAAATAAGTATTGGCTGAACCATCGCTATAAATAGCTGTTGGGCCATAAGCGCCAACTTGCAAAGCTCGGGCACTAGCACTACCATCATTCCAAGCACTAGGCGTAACCCCTAGTCCTAGGTTGCCGGAGGAGTCAAGGGTCATTCTGTCTGTGCCAGATGTGCCAAACACTAAATAACCATCATTACCAGCCAAACCACGGTAAAAATCCATGTAGCTGTTTATGTTTGTCCCATTGAGATAATCCAAATACAAACGGTATGCTGATGATGACGATGTTGCTCCGTTTCCAGATTTCAAACGCAACGTAAAGTTTGTTCCAGCACCTTGCCATTGTTGTGCAATCGTGTTTGTACCAACGCTTACATCCAACTTGTACGAAGGCGAACTTGTCCCAATACCCAGACCTGTGGTGGTTAGGCGCATTTGTTCGGAGCCTTGGATAGTCCAGTAATATCCAGAATATGCGCCGTTGTAGGTGTAATCAGACGAATCAATACCAAGCAATGCGCGAAGACTGCCTCCACTACCTGCGGATTGTTTTCCGCTCAAAAAGGTATTGTTTGCACCAAGATAGAAGCCGCCAGAGCCAGTTGTCGTAAACGTAGTCCCATCAAACGTCAGCGCAGACCCCGTAGACAGCGCACTTGTAGAACTTGCATAAACAACACCACCAGATGTAAATGATGCCAATCCAGTTCCACCAGAACCAGTTGGCAATGCATTACTCAATGTCAAAACACCATTGGTACCAATAGATAATGCAGTAGTACCATTCGTCTGTAACTGCAATACACCAGATGAATCTGCTGTTGAAACTAAACCGCCTGATCCCGATGATGCGGCATTTATAATACTTGCCATTTTTTATCCTTTTATAAAATTAACCATCGTTGACCTGAAGCAACTGTAATACTAACACCACTTGCAAGAGTTATTGGTCCAACGGTCAAAGCATTTGTTCCTGTACCTATCGTATAACTTGAACTGATAGTTGTAGAATTCAGAAACAATCCATTATTTAACAAAACACTGCCGTTGAAAGTGGTATTGCCCGTCAATGTCAAATTAGATTGCAATGCACTTGTTGACACCGAGTTTGCAACAGGTACACTTTGTTGAGCGACTGCTAATGATTGTGCACGAATTAATGTGTTTGCTGCCGGTACAAAGTTCAATATCAGGTTTGCATTTTGAACCGAATAATCATATTGAACAACACCGTTTGCTGTAACTATCATTGAGTTAGCAGAGATGGGTGGTATACCCATATTGAAAACGTTTTGTGATCCATTTGCTGTGGTCTGGAACACAAGAGTATTTGATACCGCCAAAGAAAGCATTGACGGTGTAATGGTTTGATTTGCAGGTACATTGACCTGAGAGAGAATGCCTAGGTAAGTTACTTCAATTGCCGCACCACTTGCTGGTGCACCAGTGAAAACTAACTGAGTTCCATTAAGTGTGTATGCTGGATTGGTTAAAGACGCAATCTGTTTGATACCGTTAATGGTGACAACCATGGCAGAAGCACTGCCAGGGTTATATGACATCTGAAATGCTGTCGTGGAACCATCACCGGTGAAATAATCCACCGGAAATTGCATAGTTGAAATTGGGTTCCCGATGAAACTCATGAATCTTTCCTAATTTATTGCATGTTCTCACCTTTTCATAATATAAAAATAGGTGCTATCACTTGCGTAACAGCACCTTATACATCAACACCAATAAAGATTATTGGTTAAAGCCTTCTGGCAATGGTGTGCTAACAGGTGCTTCAGTAGATGCAGGTGCTTGTGCAGCCTGTACTTGAGGACCAGCTTGTTGATGAATGGTATCAATAATACCACGGCTAAACTTGTGAGGAATTTCATCAAGTGCTGCCAAGATAGTGTTGATAGTACTCAACTTCAATGTTAGGTTAACATCAATGTCTTGTGCTTGTGCTGTTTGTGCTTGCTCTGTCATGTCATTTTCTCCTATAAATTAATAACGACTATGTATTTATGCTACATTCCATGGCAGTGGAGGTGTAACAACTGGTGGGTTTTTCTTGTTAGCAATTTGTGAATCAATGCTAGAATATACTGCTTCAACAGAATTTGCACCCATTGCAGATTGAACCCAACTAACAACTAGGTTAGCGGTTAGATTTGCATAAGGTGTAAATGGTGTACCCGCATGATAGTCCAAAGGTATTGTGTTATATACAGAACCGGTGTTTGCGGTGGTACCATCGTTACCATCACATCTCCAGTGTGCAGTAAATACTACATCAGTTTGACCATTAGATGTTGGGTAGCAGTCTAGTGCTGAGATTGTCCAATTGTAAACGTTACTCATTTTTTATCCTTTAATTAGTTTGATGCCCAAGGTAGTGGCTGGTTGGATGGTGAAACTGGTGGGTTAGCAAGTGATGACAATTGTCCCAAAACATTTGCTTTCAAGTTAGAAATGCCTTGTTCACCTAATGCTGCTTCAATCCAATTTAGTACTTCTGCTTGAGTCAAAGAATTGAATGGTGTAAACTCACCACCAGTATAAGTGAATTGTTGGTTACCTTCAATGGACGCTGTGTGTGTACCATCAGTACCGGTCAAAGTAAATGAGGAATTGACTACTACATTTTCTTGTCCCGCTTGTTGTGGTAATGTCCACAATCTATCTACTGTCCATGTCCAAGTTGTTACTGTCGCCATTTTAATTTCCTTTTTAAGGTTGTTACTATGTATATATATGAGTTAAAATTCTAATTTTAAGCGATACCTGCCGTTAGGTCATTGTTGTATACCGTTTGGTGGTATTGACCAAGTGTAATTGGTAGACATGAAATTTCCTTTAGGTTATTTGGCTTCTAGTGCTGCCAAGCGGGTTGTTAACGATTCAATTAGGGCTTGTTGCTCTTGCATTGCTTTGACCAGCATAGGAACAAATACGCTGTATTTTACCGACTTGGTTGTTGTGCCAAGGTCATTGCCTTTTTCATCACGGTCAGGAGTTTCCTCCACCATAGCAGGGAATACTTGCTCAATTTCTTGTGCAATAACACCAATTTGTTTATGAGTTTGTTCAG